TCTCACTTTACTACAGATGATAATGATACAACTAGTGATACATCTGATGATATTACATATAGAGTACATTTAGATAATAGTAAAGTAATAGCAGCTTCTGCGTTAGGATTTTCAACTTCTACTGAACGTACAGGGTTTACCTTACCAGAAGGTTTTAATGATTCAACACAACAGTTAGCAGTCTATTGTCATTCATCAGGATCTAAACAAGGTCTTTATGGACTCGGTACTTTATACGGTACAGGTTCGAATACTAATGTAGAATTTGCTGGAGACTGGACAGGACAAGATCTTATTGTAGGTTATTTATATGATATGGAAGTTAAATTCCCTACTATATATTATACACAACAACAAGGAAATAAAGTACGTTCAGATGTAAATGGCTCATTAGTTGTACATAGAGTTAAATTTAATTTTGGTAAATCAGGTGTCTATGAAACAGTTTTAAAACGAATTGGTAAGCCAGATTATACTGAATTGCATGAAAGTAAAATTACTGATTCTTATGAAGCTGATACAATTTCATTCCAAGAAGATCAACGACGTACTGTAGCAGTATATGAAAAGAATACAAATCTTGATTTAACTCTTAAATCTACACACGCTTCTCCTGCAACATTATTCTCAATGACGTGGGAAGGAGATTATACAAGCAGATTCTATCGACGTGTCTAAATACATTCACCCAATTACTATGGAGGCTGCTATGGAAGTAGCCTCTAATTTAAGACCAGATGATTATCGAGAAGTTGCTGAGGGTCATGGACATGATCCTAAAATAGCAATACCTATATGTGTTAAAAATTCAGATAGTGTTTATTTTACAGCTCCCAGTGGTAATATAGCTGGAATAGCTGGGGTCGAATCTAATGGCGGTATCTGGATGTTATGCACACCAGTAATCTACGAAAACCCAAGTTTGTTTGCTAGACAAGCAAAGAAGTTTGTTAATAGTAGAGAAGAGAAGTTACTATGGAATATTGTTGATAAACGCAACAAAGTCCATTTAAGACTACTGAAATTTTTAGGGTTTAAATTCCTTAGGGAAGTTATATACGGACCCAACCAATTATCCTTTATCGAGTTTTGCCGTGTGCTTAGGAGCTAGTGCTAGGGCTGCAAATGAAAATGCCCGTGAACAGTACAAATATAATGTTGAAAAGAGAAAACGTACATACCTTAATAAACGTGATGTTTACAAAGCTAAAGGTGTACAATATAAACAAGCTCTTTCAGCAATTAACAGAGGAGCAAATCGTTCTTATGTTAAATCACAAAAGAAATTAAATAGACTTAGAGGTCGAGCTTTATCTGCTAATCAAAAACGAATTGAACAACTTTATAAGAAAAGTCCAGGTTTAAAAGCTATAGCTGCAGGACGTACTGGTAAATCAATTAATAGAACTTTATTAATGGATATGGCTTCAGTTGGTAGATATTCTGCAGCAACAGCTTCTAGATTACGTTCTATGAGAGAAGATGCTGATGCAGGAATGGCTCGAATATATGATAAAGTAAAAAATCAATTTAATAAAGAAAGGGCGGGCATAGCATTAGCACCTATGGAAGC